GGATTATCTCCTGTGCCAGATAAAGCAACATACACTATAAAATATTTTTATTATTCAACACATACTGCATTGAGTGCGGCTACAGATACATCGCTTATACCAACACGATTTGAAAATGTAATAATAGAAAAAGCAAAGTATTATGCTTACACGCTAAGAGGTGATGTACAAAACGCACAACTTGCACAATTACAATTCGATAAATCTATCAAACGTATGCGTGTAGAATTAATTAATAAACAGATATATATGAGAGCCGTGTAAATGCCTGATTTGAGTAACACAGCAGCTTTTCCATTTGTATGTGAAGGTGGGTTAGTTCTCAATCAGTCTACGTTTATAATGAAACCCGGTCAAGCTCTTGAGTTAGAAAACTTTGAGCCAGACATAGAAGGTGGATACAGAAGAATAAATGGTTTTCAAAAGTTTGTAGGACAGACAGTTCCTGAAACAGCAAGTAGTGCAGAAGCTTTACTTATGGTTACTATATTTAATGACTTTGTTATTGCTGCAAGGGGTGAAAGAATATTTAGTGCAGGATCAACCTTATTGACAACTAGCATCGCTTCTAGCACTAGCATGTCAGGTTCTGGCACTATAGTTGTCAAATCAACCGATGGATTTTCATCGAGTGGCACACTATTTATAAACTCAGAGCAGTTTACTTACACAGGCAAATCTACAACATCTTTTACAGGTGTGACTAGATCTGTAAATAGTACAAGTGCAGCAACACATTCTGCAAATGCAGTCGTATCAGAAACGTGGACTGTGCGAGACACTGGTCGAACAAATGCAACAAAGTATTCGTTTGAGAAGTTTAATTTTGACGGTAACGATAAGTTTATAGTTGTAGATGGTGCTAACGACCCTACGGTATTTAATACATCCCTCGCTGCAACAGATGTTACAGAGAGTGCCGTAGAAGGTGCAAAACACGTTGTAGCTTTTAAAAATCATATGTTTTACTCTGGTATGTCTAGCACACCACAAGAAGTAGTTTTTAGTAAAGGTTTTGACGAAGATAATTTTTCTACCAGTGGAGATTTACCTTCAGGTAGTATAAAAATAGATGACACTATCGTAGGACTTAAAGTATTCCGTGATAACTTATTTATATTTTGTGAAAATAGAATATTTCAAATTACAGGATCAAGCTCAAGTGACTTTGCAGTAAAACCTGTTACTAGAAACATAGGATGTATAAACGGAGACACAATACAAGAATTTGCAGGAGATTTAATATTCTTAGGCCCTGACGGATTACGTACTGTTGCAGGTACTGCAAGAATTGGTGACGTTGAATTGGGTAGTATAAGTTCTAATGTACAAAGTTTATTTAGAGAAAACTTATCAGATTCTGCATCTTTCACATCTTTGGTTATACCAGATAAAACACAATACCGTATCTTTTTTTCAAAAGCAGGTGGAGGTGAAAAAAGCACAGAGGGTGTTATATGTGTATTAAAAGGTCAAACATTTGAGTTTTCTAAACTAAGAGGTATGCGACCTGCGTGTGCAGATACTATTGTTGACGAGGGTGATGTTATAGCCATACACGGTGGATTTGATGGCGTAGTATACAGACAAGATCAAGGTGATACGTTTGATGGTGAATTGATAAGAGCAAAGTATAGAAGTCCTGATCTTACATTTAACGATCCGGGTATACGTAAACACATGCAAAGAGTTAACATAAACTATGCACCTGAATCTACAATCGATGCAGACTTATTTGTAAGGTACGATTACGAATCTCAAGACTCAACACGACCTGCAGCTTACCCATTGGATAGTTTAAATGTTGCAGGTATATACGGATCAGCCATATATGGCACAACCTCATACGGAGGACCTACACAACCAATCGTAAGAAAGTCTGTTGAAGGTTCAGGATTTGCAGTAGCACTGCGAGTAGAAGACGGTGCATCAAGCACAGCACCTTATTCATTAAAAGGTTTTCAATTAGAATATCAATTAGGAGCAAGAAGGTAAAATGGGAGCAACATACACAAGACAGTCTACGTATGCAGATGGTGATACAATCACGGCAGCTCATACCAATGATGAGTTTGATCAGTTATTAGCGGCCTTCCAAGCAAGTACAGGACATACTCACGATGGCACAGCCAATGAGGGCGGCCCTATAACAAAGCTGTTAGGTAACTCTTTAACATTTGGTGCAGGGACAGCAGGGACAGACATAACAATAACTTTTGATGGCGAGACATCAGATGGTGAACTAAAATGGATGGAAGATGAAGACTACTTTGAGTTTAGTGACGACATACTTATCGCTTCTACAGAGAAGCTACAATTTAGAGACACAGCAATATACATCAATTCCAGTACAGATGGACAATTAGATCTTGTTGCAGATACTGAAATACAGATTGCAGCAACAACTATAGATATAAATGGTAATGTTGATATATCAGGAACTACAAATTCTACAGGTAAAATAACTGCAGACGGTGGTATAGATATTGACAATTTTAATATTGACGGCACGACAATAGCTCTATCTTCAGGAGATATGACCGTAGATGTAGCAGGTGATATTATACTTGATGCAGGGGGTGCTAATGTAACAATCAAAGATGATGGCACATCGATTCTTGATATAGTTAACAATTCAGGTGATGCTGAGTTAACAGTTAGCACTGCAGATAAAAACTTCGCTGTAAAAGGAACAGATGGCTCTAGTGCAATAACTGCTCTTGACATAGATATGGCACTAGCAGGTAAAGCAACATTTAATGGTGATGTTGTAATAGGTAGCAAATTAATCATGCCATCTAACACTGCAGATAAAATACTTATCGCAGACGGTACAAGTTTTGAAGAAGTATCAATAGGTGACTTATCAGAAATATCAACAGTTGCTAATGATGACGTATTTTTAGCTATAGATACATCTGGTGGTGGATTAAAGAAAATACAAAGAAGTGCAGTTGTATCAGGACTCGCAACATCAGGTGCTATCTCTAACGTAGTAGAGGACAGTTCTCCCCAGTTGGGCGGCAACTTGGACATGAATGGTCAGGATATTGTTACCACTTCAAATGCAGATATTGAACTTGCTGCAAATGGAACAGGAAAAGTAGTTGTAAAAGGTAATACTAATCAAGGAGCTATACAATTTAATTGTGAAGCAAACTCACATGGACAAATTGTAATAGCAGCACCTCATTCCGAAGCTGCATCAAATACCTTAACGTTACCAAGCACAGGTGGTGACGCTAGATTAGTTTCAACAAGTTCAACTGCTACACTAACAAACAAAAGTTTAACTGCACCTATTCTTACAGGATCATCTTCTGCTGCAGGCTCTATATTATTTAAAGAAGATACAGACAACGGTACAAATGCAGTTACTTTAATAGGCCCTGCTTCTACGGCAGATGTTACCGTCACGTTACCTAATTCTGCAGGGACTGTAGCCTTAACATCTGATATTCCTAGTTCTGGTATATCAAGTGGCAATGTAGCAACTTTTACTTCTGGTGTAGCCGATGATGATTTTTTAAGAGTTGCAGGAACAGCAATAGAAGGGCGTTCTGCTAGTGAGGTTAGATCAGACTTGAGTTTAGTAGCTTCTGCAACAACAGATACGACAGATGCAAGTAACATAGGTTCTGGGACATTGGCTGCAGCTAGAATGGCAGCGGCACAGACAGCGATCACATCTTTATTTGCAACAGATATTAAGATTGGTGAGGATGACGAAACTAAAATTGATTTTGAAACTGCAGATGAAATACATTTCTACGCTGCAAATGCAGAGCAAGTATTTGTATCAGACGGAGTGTTTGGGCCTCAAACAGATAGTGATGTTGATTTAGGCACAACTGGTGCTAGATTTAAAGATGCGTACATAGACAGTGCAACTGTAACAGGAGATGTGGCAGTTGGAGATGATATAACTGTGGCAGGTCGAGCATCTGGTCACGTAACAACTGATAACGATGGTGATTTTGATCTATCTGTTGGTAATGATTTTAAATGCACAAGTGCAGGTAATTTAACTTTAACATTTTCAAACCCTACAGCAGGTCAGTCTGGTAATGTTATGTTTGTTAATGGTGGTAATCATACAATATCTGCTCATGCAAGTGTTGCTATAAATGCAGACGTACTCACTGCTATATCATCAAGTGGAACATATCATTTAGCATATTACTGCAGTGCGTCAAGTGGTAATGATACTATTTTGGTATCAGCATCAGCAGCATTAACATAAGGTAATTAATGAGTGTAATTAAAGCAAATGGTGCAGGTGAAGTAAGCACAGGTTTTTACAATGGTGTTATTTCACGAAGTTTAAGATTTGATGCCACAAGTTCAACAAGACTTGAATCTCCTACTTTTTCCTCAGATGGTGGTGATACATGGACTTGGAGTGCATGGGTAAAGTTCCATGATTTATCAAAAGCAAAACAAGTTCTTTTTGGTAGAAGTGGTAATAATGCTTGTTTTATTTATAATGATGGTGGTACTGGTGAGGGTGAATTAGACCTTAATGACGATGGTGCAGTTGTAAGAAGGTCAACTGGTTTTTTTAGAGATGTAAGTAACTGGTATCATGTAACATTAAATGGCAACGGAACTGTTAACAGACTATGGGTAAATGCAGTAGAAGTAAATTTTCCATCAACAGCAAATATTGGTAAATTAAATGAAGCAGTCCAACATCAGATTGGAGATTCAGCAAACTTTTCTGGTGATTTTCATGCAGATATAAGTCTTGCAGATGTTAATTTTGTAAGTGGAACAGCACTAGATTATAGTGCTTTTGCTGAATTTAAGAATGGTGTTCTTATACCTATTGAGCCAAGTGTTACTTATGGTGGTAATGGTTTTAGGTTGCAGTTTCTGCAAACTGGTAGTAACGCTGATGCCAATGGGATTGGTGCAGATACAAGTGGCAATAATAATCATTTTACAGCAACTAACTTAAATTCTCATGATGTAATAGTAGATTGTCCAGAGAATAATTTTTGTACTATAAATGACCAGTTTAGAGATGCCACAGCTAATACAATAGATGAAGGTGGATTGAAAGTAACAACAAGCACAAGTGGTCGTTCTTTCAGTCCCGGTACTTTTTTAATGACAAGTGGTAAATGGTATTTTGAATTTAAAGTAGATGAAAATTCTGGTGGTATGGGTGTTGCCAAAGTTAATGGCTCAGATGGAGCAGGTGCTTATCAATCAGCAACAAGTACAAGTACAAGTGCAAACACATCAGATTATTATTATGGCGAAACAAATTTTATCTATTATCAACATAAAATTCGTCATAATGGAAGTATTGTTACTTCTTTAAGTGGTTCTGAACCTAGTGATTTAATATACGGAGTTGCTGTAGATATGGATGCAAGTCCACCAACAATAACTTATTATGTAGATGGAAGTTCAGTAGGAAGTGCTGATTTAGATACTGGATTTGATTATATTCCTATAGCAGGAGATGGAAGTGGTGGCGTAAGTAGAGTTATACACGTTAATTTTGGACAGAATCCAACCTTTAGTGGCGAGGAAACTGCAGGAACAAATACGGATGGTAATGGTAATGGCTTGTTCCATGACTCTGTCCCTTCAAATCATTTAGCTTTGTGTGCTTCAAATTTACCAGATTTAACAATCAGTCCTGCACAATCAACCCAAGCAGATGATCATTTTAATACAAAGACTTATGATGGAACTGGTAACACAACACAAAATATAACTGGAGTTGGATTTCAGCCAGATTGGGTGTGGATAAAGAATAGAAATACTGCTGTAAATCATTACATATTAGATTCAAGTAGAGGATTAAATTATCTTTCTTCAAGTACAAATAGTGCAGAAGCTGCGAGTACCAATAGATTTAATTCATTTGATTCTGATGGATTTCAAGTTGAACATAGTGGTGGTGGTAATGGATTTACAAATGGTGCTAGTCAAACCTATGTAGCTTGGAACTGGAAAGCTAATGGTGGAACAACTAGCAGTAATGGAGATGGTTCTAAAACCAGTACAGTACAAGCGAATACAACAGCAGGATTTAGTATCGTGCTTTATTCAGGTGACACTTCATCATTTACAGTTGGACATGGACTTAACTCTGCTCCAGAGTGGGTTATAGTTAAATCAAGAACACACTCAGAAAGATGGGCAGTATTTCATACATCTATTTCTGATCAATACATTTATCTTAATGAAAATTTTGCAGGTGAAACTACTAATGCAGATGAAAGATTTGGAAATAGCACAAGTGTAGTTGTTCCAAATTCAACTGTTGTTACTCTTGGTGCAAACAATTCAGATGTCAGTAAAAATGGTGAAAATTATGTTATGTATTGCTTTCACTCTGTTGAGGGCTACTCTAAGTTTGGCAGTTATACTGGCAATGGCGATGCAGATGGTGCATTTGTTTATACTGGATTTAGACCTGCTTGGGTTATGTCAAAAGGAAAAACCACAACTTCTAATTGGTACATGAATGATACTGCACGTTCACCATTTAATCCAACAAATACTCCTGCAGGTAACTTATATGCAGACTTACCTAATGTTGAAAGTGGGAATGGCATA